AGCTGCTTTATCAAAATCGATATCAAATATATCGTCGTCGCTCATAATAAATTAATACATAAAAGTTAATATTCAATTTTAAAATGTGTTTATAAATATAAATATTAATTTCTATATAATTTATATATTTTGTATCTATGAATCAGATAGAATTAGATCCTTATGAAATTTTAGAAGTTGATTACGACGCATCTTTAACTACTATAAGACAAGCATTTAAAAAACTGGTTTTAAAACATCATCCAGATAGAGGTGGAAATGCTCAACATTTTCATATTATAAAAGGAGCATATGCATATATTTTTAAAGAATTAAAAAAACAAGAAAGTTTGCGACAAAGAGAGGAGCAAACTTATGATGAATACGAAGAGCAAAGAAATAATCATATTGTTGAAGATCAACAAGAAATAGAAACTGAAGAAAAATTTCAACCAATAGTAAGTTCAAAAAATTTTAATGTAGATAGTTTTAATAATTTATATAGTCGTTATCGAGTGGAATCTATAACTGATCATGGTTATGGAAACACAATGATGGGTAGAACTCAAGCTAGATTAAAAGATGATGCTTTACGAAATAATAGAGTTCAAGAATTTGAAAAACGTAAACTTGTAATTTATGAGGAACCACAATCAATGATGTCAACTCATAATTTTGATAATTTAGGTGGAGATAAACCAAATGATTATACAAGTGGTTTTAATATTAATGATACCAAAAAGAAAATTTCTTTTACAGATTATATGAGGGCACATTCAGAATGTGAGCAAATATCATCTAATACCGCAAATGTAAGAAATACAGATTTTAAATCGGTAGATGATTTGATTCAAACAAGAGGTAAAATTTCACATGAAATGGCACAAGAAGATTTACAAAAACAAAGACTACGTGAAAAGAAAAAATTGTACGAAGAAAAAATGAGAAGATTGCGATTACACCAAAAAGAAGAGGAAATTGAAAAGAAATTTAACGCAAGAAAGGCGTTCATTAAATACACTTAAATACATTAACTTAATAACGGGACTTATTTTTATTTTTTATAAATGAAGCATATATTCTTTTTTATGAATTTTATTATTAAATTTGTCATATATTTTATCACTTATTTCACCATTATTAAAAAGTTCTTTCAAATATTTTTCTTGATTTTTTAAAATTAAATAAGTTACTTGATGTGTTTCGATATCTTTAACTAATTTTGGATATTTTGTTTCAATGTCTTTCAAAAATTTAATACCTTTTTCTTCTGATTTATTTGAATAATTTTCAAGTTGTTCAAATATTTTATTGTCATTAATTAAATCACTTAATTTTGTTAAAACTTCTCTCTGACCCATAATAAAAGCTTCCACGATATTATAATGATGTTTGATATTATAAATTTGAATACATTTACCAAAACAACATTTAGAAATATTCTTATAAAAGAATTTTTCATAACACGAACTACTAGTAGTACAACAATATTGGTCAATCGAAGATGACCAATCTAAATCTTCTGTATCTAATACATTATCAACTAATTCAATTAATTTGACGACAACATCTTTATATATCATGTGTCTATCAAATAAATTCCAATATTGTTTTTTCAAACATTGTAGAAAGATTTTCTTACTTTCCATTAATACATGTCTTCTTCCAGTATTATCATCTAGGATTTCTAATTCAACATCTTCATTTTGATTATTATTCGTCAAAAATTCTTGTGTAATCTTGTCCCAATTTGCTTTGAGAAAAAATTCATTTTGTTTCATTTCATAAATTAGTTCATCAGACAAATTACTGAGATGTTCTTCTATATTCAAGATTTGTTCGTCTAATATCTCTTCTTGTTTATCATTTAAAATATATTTATTGGTAATAAATTTTACAATAGAACTATTAATTAAAATTGTTAATATAACAATTCCAAATGAATAAAAACAAATTTTATCTTTTATTTCTTCTGATAATTCAAATTCTAATTTTACAATTAACGATAGTAATAAAGTTATTTCTCCTCTTAATCCACTAAAGGATAATATTATTGCATCTATTTTTGATAATCCATAACCAATTTTTCTGAATAAAAGATAAAGAAACCCAACCAATATACCGCGAAATATATTTAGACAAATATATAGGATAAATAAATATCCTACATCTACGCCACTAATATTATCATATGATACATTTAAAAAAATAATTACGCCAGCTAAAACAAATATTATATTGTTGATAAAATAACTTAAAAATCCCCATAAATGTTCTAAAGTAATTCTAAGATTTGGTGTTGTTCCAGTTCTTCCAGTATAACTTATGTATAATCCATGTGATACTATAGATAGAATACCGGATAAATGTAATAAATGTTCAGATATATAAAAGGTAATGTAACAAGAAACGATACTTAATGATAACTCAACGATATTATCGTCATAAATTCTTTTAATAATCATATTAAAAATAAATCCCATAACAATTCCAAACACAATACCGCCAAATGTTAATTGACTAAATGTTTTTACAACATATGCTATTGTAATAGTATGTTTCACACCATATTTTAGCAATACAAATAAAGTATATGCTGTTCCATCATTTAATAATGATTCACCTTCTATTAAAATTAATAATTTTTTGGATACACCTAAATTTTTTAAAATATTTATTACTGCTATTGGATCAGTAGCACTTAAAATACTGCCTAATATAAAACAACTAATCCAATCAAATGATGATTCAAATGATTTAATTACTAAACCAGTTATTGCAGTTGTAAACACAACACCAGGAATGGTTAAAAAAAGGAAATGCCAAATATATTTTTTAAAAATATGATAATCAATATTAAATGAAGATTCATAAATTAATGGAGGAACAAGTATCATTAACATAGAATGTGGGTCTGAGTGGGACCAAGTATATATAATTTCTTTTTCTTCATCTAGAAAAACATATCTTGCTAAAATGCCTATAAAAATTCCATAAACTAAAAGTAAAAAGGAGAAAGGAAAAGGTGTTGTAAATTTGGTAGTTAGATGTTTAATCAGACAACTACCAACCATACATAGTATAATAAACAGCATCATAATATATTTTATGTTCTAATTTTTGTCAATATTTATTTAAACTCATTTTATTTCAATTTTAAATTTAAAAAAATCTTAAATATCCTGTTTTTGGTGATCCACGTTGAGTTGGTCGTATTCCACAGTCACCACCAACGCGAATTCCTGAAATTGTTCTATCATCTTGATTATCTCTTGCATTCATTTGAATAAATGCAGCAGGTGTTGTTCCAAATTTTTCGAATGTTTTATCTAAATACATAATAGCAGCTATTACAAGAACTATTAATGTAATCACAAAAAAATGCGAAACTGTTAAATTCAATAGAAAACCTAAAACTAAACCTAACATTAAATTATTTTTATATCATAAACAAAGATATTAAAAATAATTGTAATATATTAAATTAAACTAAACTGAACTGAAATGAAAAAGAAGAAATTTGTTATATTATTTGATGAAAAATTGTTACCATTTACTGAAGATATTATAGATATAATTAAAAATTACGTATCTCCTAAATGTTGTGGTACCACTTTTAGAGGAAAAAAATTTAAATGTAATAAACCAGCAAGAATTTATCCATCACTCTATGATGTTGATTATATGGATACACCGATGTGTATGGGTTGTGAAATTATAATGAGATGGGAATATGATATTTAAGTAAAGGACTGAATTTTTTATTAAAAACGAATTATAAAATAAAAAAATCTATCAGACAAACGTATATATTGTAATAATATTTTACGTTTTATACGTTGGTATAGTAATAATCCATTGTTCCGACACCAATTCCTATAACACGACGAACATTCAACTTTAAAATTACATTTATGATACGTATGATTTACATGAATATAAGTTTCGTCATAAGTAATATGTCTATGTTCTTTTTCCTTTTCAATTATGGTACAAATACCACAAGACGGGCATCCATACAAGGAAGATATGATACTTACCCAAATTTGGTCATGTTTTTTTAACATTTTTTTACATTCATTTGCAACGTGTTTCCAAAATTCTTTTTGTTGTGATGATGACGCCTCGTCTATAAATTGTTTAATATGAGCAAAAGATTTGTTATTTCTCGGAGTTGGTACAACCAAGATTGTATCTTTAGATATGTTTTCAAATGAAAAAACATATTTATTTTTATTTTTATTTATTTTTTCTAAAAATGGTGTATAATCTTGCTCTATTGGTAAAAGTTTATTTACAATAAATTCATTATCAAATTCTGTATTTAATTTTTTTGTTAGAGAGTTACATCTCCACATAAAAGGCTCTCTTATATTTTGGGGATATTTAAGAATAGCCCCTTCGCTCCATTTTTGTAAAACTTTAGACCAAAACATCGTACATATTTTAATATAATTTTTTAATTTTTAATTTTCTTGTTGTTCAAGAAAAAATAAACATACATTACATATTTGATGCCAAGTATCTTTACACTCGGAACAACAAGCTAATTGACAAATGTCACAAGATTCGTTTACTGCATTAATATCAAAACATTGTTCACATTTTTTTAATTTAATAAAACATGTCGGACAATATAAACCAACATTAAGAATATAAGAATTTACATTTCTATTATCAAATCTATTAAATTTATATTGACATAAGTCGCAACATTCCCAACCACAATCATGACATATTGTTTCACCTGTTATGAAATCATCTAAAAATAATTTAGTATGATTGCGGATTTTTTTACAATCGTAACATTTTGAAAATGTATATTCTATAATAATATTTGAAATATCTTTTGGCAACATTATTACTATTTGTTATATTTTTTTTAAGAATAATAAACATTTAACCACCTAAAAAGTATTTTTAAATACTGATTATGTTATAAACCTTCGCCGTTTAAATTAACATCTGATTTAATTTGAATCTCTGGAACTTGATTTTCTGGTTCTCGACGGTGATGAACTGGATAAGAACGGTGATATGAACTTCTCCCACCTCCAATAACATAAAATAAACAAAAACATGCACTAATCATCATTATTATTCCACCGTTACATTAACCTTTCTTAACATTAATTAATGTTAATTAATTAATGTTAAGAAAGGTTAATGTAACGGTAATAATAAATCAAAGAAAATCATATTGTTTTTAAGAATTAACATTAATAATTATACGACAAGAACAATAATTTGATTTATTATTAATTATGTAATTAACATCGAAATCAATTTTAATTTCTTCGGGAAAAAATTAAAATTGATTTTTTTTATATTTACGTAACAACTCACAAAACTCAAAACAATTCAAACAATTCAAACAACTTCAAATCTACAAATCAACTTACTAGCAAAAACTAGCAAATCAATTTAACATGGCTTGTTTAAAATGTAAAATTGACATTGATCATTCTTTAAAACAATGTGCAGAAGGAGGATTCAAAAATGGTGTATGCTGTAAATATGGCATCAATTGTGTGAAAGGATGTGAAAATGGAGGATTATGTCAAAGATGGTGCAAATTTAATATGGAATGCTCTCGCGTAGATTGCAAACATTTGCATTCAAAAGATTGGAATCCTATTCAAAATCAAAAACCTTGTCGCTTTGGTAGTGCGTGTCATAAAAAAGATTGTTACAAATTTTTTTCTCACCCACAACCGATTCAAATTCAAGCACCGATTCAAGTACCGATTCAAGTACCGATTCAAATTCCGATTCAAATTCCGATTCAAATTCCGATTCAAATTCCGATTCAAATTCCGATTCAAATTCAAGCACCGATTCCAATTGTTCCATTCGTTTTCAATAAGCAAATATGGGGAATACCATTTACAATAAAGTCGTTTTATTCGCAGGAGGTCAAAGTGCAGGAAAAATTACAGGCATGTTTTTAGAACTTCCTGATTTAGAAATCATTCATTTAGCAACAAATGATGATGCCTTAATCTTGAAAATTCAAGAAGCATATGCTGTTCTTCAAAATTATAATCATAATATTTCTGTTAAAGTTTAATTTTTAAGCAAATGTATATTTTATTTCATAATTTCATAACTTATTTTATTAAAAAAAAATTTATAAAAAAAATTTATAAAAAAAATTTATAAAAGATGGGACTTGTTTTTTTTTGTAGATGAAAATATTTTTATTCATAAAATCTAGAACCATATTCAGTGCATTCATAACACACAGGTTTATTACTAATATATTTAAAATAAGAATCATTATCATAATATAAGTCAATCATATTTCCACAGCCTACTGAACATTTGACTAATTCGCAATTAGTACAAAAATATTTTCCATAAGCATCTGTATTGCTAGCTTTATTCGAACATATATTACATTTATTACAAATATATTTATAAATTATATTAACGATGTCTTTGTTCATGCTATTATATTGTAAATAGGTATTAATTTTTATATTGTCAACATCATATTATTGTTATCAAAATCATCATAATCAGAATATTCAGCAAAAATATCTTGTAATCTTCTTCTTCGTATATTATTCGGAACTCTTAATAAGATATTTGATATAAATTCCATTCTATTCATCTCAATATTATTTCTTTTAAAATTTTTTAAAAATTTTCGTAATCTATATTCACTCATTAAATTTAAATACAAATTTAAAATTTTAGCTAAACAGAATGTTCCAAAAAATGAAGAAAAAATAAAAAAAATTTTCCCTTCATCTTTAATAGGAACGACATCTCCGTATCCCAATGTAGTTAACATGCATATAGCGAAATAAAACGAATTTATAAAACTCCAATCTTCTATATATTTAAAAGTGATAGCAATGACAGTTATTAATACAATCAATACCAAAAATAATAATGAAAAAGTTTTAAATATTTGTTTTTTAATACTCGGAACTTGTTCATCTAATTGATTTTCATTTAAAGTATTCATATTTACTTTTGATAGAATATTTACGGTTTTCTCAGAGAAAATCCACATTAATATACTAATTGTAAGTAATGTGGTACCTAAACCAAAAATTGAAAATATTGCAGTATATATTTTTCCCATATCAGTTTTTGGATAAATGTCACCCAAACCTATTAATGATAAAGTAGATGACATAAAATATATGCTATTTAACAAACTCCATCCTTCAACGTGCATATAAAATACAACTGATACCGCGTAATAGCATAGTAGAAATATAATTGGAAAGCCTAAATA